CATGATAGTGCTCCAAATGATAGTGGTTACTTAGTGAGTGATTGAATATCAGCAAACGCTGACACGGAGTTGATCTCTTCGAGGTCGTCAACCTCGGACTCGATGTCTAGCAGCAGGCAGGTTAACCCGGCAAGGAAGAGATCTTTTTTGATCTCGGTCGGGTTGTCTTTATAGTGCTGCTTTACCTTATCGAGATGAGGTTTAGCGGATTTAATTAATAATTCTTTCTTAGCAAGTATTTTATTAATCATTTTAATTTCCTTTTGTTTAGTTAGTTGGATTAGTGTTGAGAGCATTTAATTAATCAGATTCTGGGTTATATTCCCAGCAATCTTCAGCTTCCTTCTCACTCATGTAATCAGTGTCTCTTGAGAAAGGCACTAAGATGCCGCCACTGCATATGGAAGGCATCTCTAACACTTGAACAGTGCCTACATACCAGCCAGCTGCGCTAGCCATAATGATTTGTTCGCTGACTTCACCTACATTTAAAGCGTCGACAATGTGTAAATGCTTTTCGTGGATTTTCATGATAGTGTCCTCCTACAGACAGATTAATAAGTGATCAAACGATCAATAAATGAGCTGACACGAGACGAGGAACGAGGATCGTTGTGCACGGTTCGTGGTGCGCGTTCGCGGTTCGTGTTTAGGTTGGTTTGTGTACTGTTTATTAACGGAAGTTAATAAATGGTTAAGACATGAACAAATGTGTGTCAGGTTTGGCGATTGTGTGTCAGGTGTGGACACTTTTGTGTGTCAGGTTTAGTTGTTGATTTATAAGGGAAAACAGGGTGTGTGTCAGTGTGTGCCACCATTTTCAGTTTCAAGTTCAATTTAAGAAATAATTATTAAATAAGAAAAAGTTTTTGAGGAACCACAAAAAAGCTGACACACATGACACACATGACACACAATTGATAAACATGATAGTTATCAATGACTTACTGTGTGCTAGACTCACGGGTCTAATCTGTCCACAAATTTCAAAGCTGACACACACTCAGAAGCCCGTGAGGCAGACCGTGAGCACGTAGCCGCATCCCGCACCGAGGATCGAGATCACGACAAAGCCGATGGCCGCGTCAAGATGACGCGCAGCTCGTTGCACGGGGCGCGCACCGCGCCACGGGCGTGTGGCATTTCTTGGTTGTTTATTAAGCATGATAGTGCTCCTTATATCTGTGAATTGAATTCGTAGCGGGCCTTGAACTCGGCTTCGCTGCGGGGATACCCCATGCGCATGTATCTGCGCACGAGGGCCTCGAACCGCGCTGCGCGACTCACGCTGCAGCCTTGATGGCTTTAAGAGCCGCGAAGGCGTACTCGTACTCCGATTGCGCGAGGTAAGCGCGAGTCATGAGCGCACTGAGCTCAGCACCTTCCCCAGAACACGTCTCGAGTTCGCGTTGCGCGCCCTTTGATCGGCCGTACTGGCTTTTAGCCATGGCCTCGATCGCAGCTTTGTTGCCAGCGGCAGCAAGCTTGTCGATCTTCGCTTTGAACTCGATGTGAATGCGATGCGACGGACGCACCTCGTCACTAAGAGATGTGATAGGCGAAGTCTTAGCCTTAGCCTCAGCCTTAGCCTTAGCGGGTAAGCTAGTCGTCGTCGCGCGCGTCCAGTGCTTGAGCGCCAGCGAGCCTTTGGCCTCGATGCGTGCACGCATAGTGGCGAGCCCGGCAACAGGGACTTCGAGGAAGTATTGGTTGCTGTTCTTGATCGTGGCTAGGATCACGCCGGTGTTAGCGACGCTGGTGAAGGTGGTGAGGGATTGGACTTTAGCTATGCTCATGATGTATCTCCGAAGGTAATGAAGTGAGCGTCGACACCGTTGCCAACGCTTCACAAGCTGAGCTGACGCGTGCGAGCGAAGCGAGAGCGCCTATGTTTTAGTCGGTGTCACCTTGTCCAGTGCTTTTCTGGACAAGGTTCCACACCGATAACCGTGGACAAGGTTCCGTGGATTGAAATCGGGGGACGTGGCACTTGATTTGCGGAAGGGGGAGATAGTGGCTCAGTGATAAATAGAGCTTTTTTATATTTTTTTAATTTTTTTCTGCGAATTTTTTTCTACTGTTGTTGTTGCTACAATGCGCGATGCCCAAGAAACCGAACCGCGAACCGTGTACCCATTGCGGGAATGTCAAACCCGCATCAGAGTTCACACCAAAGAACCAATCAACGTGTAGAGCGTGCGTGACTGACGCCGTCTCACAACGAGCATCGAACACGTACCAGGCATACTGTCGACGGCTCGTGGTTAACGCACGTTCTAAATCAAAGCGTGGGGTTCGCAACAATGGAGCTTTGTCTGGTTCATTTAATATCAATGAAGAAGACGTAATAAAGCTGTGGGAAAAGCAAAAAGGGCAGTGCGCACTGTCTGGCGTGTTCCTTACCCACCATCGCGATGGCCAGGGCGCGAAAGAGCACAACGCATCGATCGACAGGATCAACCCCACCAAAGGTTACGAGCCAAAAAACGTGCAGTTAGTGGCGCTTCGCGTCAACGTGATGAAGAGCACCCTAGGTGAAGACATGTTTTACTGGTGGGTTAAAACTATCCATAATTTCTCTTGCGATTAAGTATTAGTAGGGCTAATATTCGGTATGGACATAGGTGACGAACGCGAATCAGAGTCAGTGTTGATGATCGAGGGTTTAGATACCGCGATTATAGGTACTAGCTACAGAGATAACGCGGAAGTCCTCGTATATGACTTTCGTCTGTCGATACATATATTAATGGAAGCAGGGTTCCCGGAAGACGAAGCCATCGATCACGTTGAATGGCTAGCAATAAGTGAAGTGCCCAAAGCACCCTTTTTTGTCTACACAACGAAAACGCCGGATGACCCAGAACAGCGACCCGAAGGAACAAGCCTCCACTGAGGTAAGCGCGCACACCGAATTCCAGGCGGCCATGCCTTACATGGGCCTAAAGCACGGTGAGCTCACCATGCAGCAGGAAAAACTCGTGTCACTTATCGCCAGCGGTATGACAATCGCGGCCGCCGGTCGTGGTGCGGGGTACGCGTCCGCGTCTTCTGCCTCGATGGCCCACAAAGTACCCGCCGTTCAAAAAGCCCTGCAGTGGTATCGTGAAGAAATGCGCGAAAGCGTGAAGTTTGAGGTGACCAACGCGCACACTATGTACATGGAGGCGTACACCGCCTCGGCTAACGCGACCGAAATGAAAAACACCACCGATTCTCTAGTCAAACTGCACGGTTTGGCCGCCCCCGAAAACGCCACGCAGGTCAATATCAACATCCACGGTACGAAACAGCTCGAGCGCATGTCAGATGCGGAGCTGTTGAAGATAGCGGGCAAAGATACCGACTATTTAGAGCCAAAAAGCGATGGAGGTACGCATCTCATCGAGCAAAGTTGAGTGTAGACGCTGTAAAAACCTGCGTCCCGAGACGTTGTTCTCCGGGAGCGATCGCCTGTGCGTGTATTGCAAAGCGGACTTAGGCGACAAAATATATGAGGCAGAAAAAGCCGCCCCAATTGACGAAAAGCCAGCTGAAAAATCAGTTGAGACGAAAGCAAAGGAAGAACTTGCGCTCAGACAGCTCACTCGAAAACGACTGTTGCCCTTCGTCGAACGATTTAACCCCGACTACCAAGCCGGATGGGTACATAAAGACATTTGTAAACGCTTGGAACAGTTCTCGCGTGACGTGGAGGAGAAAAAATCCCCCCGACTAATGCTGTTTATGCCGCCGCGACACGGGAAAAGCACATTAGCCAGTGTGGCGTTCCCCGCCTGGCACATCGGGCGCAACCCACAACACGAATTTATTAGTTGCTCGTACTCCGGCAGCTTAGCGATGGCGTTTAGTCGGAAAGTGCGCGGCATGTTGCGCGAAGACGGTTATAAATCCGCTTTTAAGTCGCGCCTTGACCCGACATCGCAGTCCGCAGAAGCGTGGTTGACCACCGCTGGAGGTGGTTATGTTGCTGCAGGCGTCGGGGGTGGTATTACGGGTAAAGGCGCGCATATTTTATTAATCGATGACCCAGTAAAAAACAGAGAAGATGCTGAGAGCCAAAACAACAGAGATTCAAACTGGGACTGGTACACGTCAACAGCGTACACGCGCCTTGCACCTGGGGGCGGCGTGCTGGTTATTCTTACTCGCTGGCATGATGACGACCTTGCTGGTCGGCTATTAACGCAGGGCGAAGAGGGCGGCGATGACTGGGAGGTTGTTCGTTATCCAGCGATCGCGGAAGAAGCGGAGGAGTTTCGCAGCGTTGGAGACGCATTGCACCCGGAGCGGTACGACGTCGAGGCACTTCACCGGATTGAACGCGCAGTCGGCCCGCGTGACTGGTCGGCTCTATACCAGCAGAACCCAGTAGCTGACGATGGCGACTATTTCACACGCGACATGATCAAGTATTTCGAGCGCGACGATATAGACCTCGACCGCATGAAGTTTTACGCGGCGTGGGATTTGGCGATCGGTAAGAACGACCGCAACGATTATACGGTCGGAATGATTATCGGCGTCGACGAAGAAGACAACTTGTTTGTGTGCGACGTGGTACGCGGCCGTTTTGACGGCTTAGAGATTGTCGAACAGATTCTCGACCTCTACGAGACGTGGAAACCTTCCATGATCGGCATTGAGAAAGGCCACATTGAGATGGCGTTAGGGCCGCTACTAGAGAAGCGCGTACAAGAACGCGGACTCTATGAGGCGTATTTTAAAGATTTGAAAACAGGGCGACGCGATAAAGAAGCGCGTGCCAGGGCCATCCAAGGGCGTATGCAGCAGGGTAAGGTGTTTTTCCCCCGCGACGAAATCTTTACCGGCCCATTAATAGCCGAGTTACTTCGGTTCCCGAACGGCGTCCACGATGACCAGGTCGATACGCTGTCATGGCTAGGTCTGATGATGGCCGAGTTCGCCACGTTCCACGAAACAATTGTCCACCCGCCTTCATGGCGGGACAAGCTGCCGGGTCTAATGAACCCCCGACGAACTAAATCCGCAATGAGCGCCTAGTAATGCAATACTCTAAACAAAAACGAATGACTCCTGAACAAGAAGAAAGCATCACGAGCACGCAGTGGTCTCGCTATACACGCGCCCGAGATAACGGGCATATTGACTACGTGGAAATGGCGCAGAAGTGCGACTCCTATTACCAGGGCGATCAGTGGGACGCGTTCGACGTAGCAGAACTCGATGCAGAAGGCCGCCCAGCGTTAACCGTGAACACGATACTGCCAACGGTAAACACCATACTAGGTGAGCAGTCCAGCCGACGCGCTGATATACAGTTCAAAGCACGCCGCCGAGGCACAGAAGACGTTGCACACACCCTAACCAAACTGTACATGCAGATTGCTGATAACAATAAACTCGACTGGGTTGAGCAGCAGGTGTTTAGTGACGGCTTAATCATGGATGGCCGTGGTTACTTTGACGTACGCATTGACTTCTCAGACCACATCGAGGGCGAAGTACGCATCACGGCTAAAGACCCGCTCGACATTATTATCGACCCGGATGCTAAAGATGCAGATCCAAAGACTTGGAATGAAGTGTTCGAAACTAAATGGATGACGCTCGATGAGATAGAAGAGCGGTACGGCAAGAAGAAAGCCGAACAGTTGCGGTTTATCGCTGAAAACGGCAACAGCTACGGGCCAGACTCCGTTGAGTACGAAGAGCAACGTTTTGGCGACACAGAAAACCACGACGGTTATTTTGGCGCAGGTACACCCGGAGAAGACGACTACCGCAACGTCAACGCGCTGCGGATTATTGAGCGTCAGTATAAGAAGCTCGCTAAAGTCACCTGTTTTATTGATCTTGAGACTGGAGACCAGCGAGAGGCACCCGAATCGTGGGGCGACGCGAAGAGTAAGAAGTTCGCGACTAAGTACAATTTAGAGCTCTACACGAAAATGAAGAAGCGCGTGCGCTGGACAGTGACGTGCGACAAGGTCGTGCTGCACGATGAGTGGTCGCCTTATAAAGAGTTTACCCTCGTGCCTTACTTCTGTTATTTCAGACGGGGCCGACCCTTCGGCGTAGTGCGAAACTTGCTATCGCCTCAAGAACAGCTGAACAAGATCGCGTCCCAGGAACTTCACATCGTCAACACGACCGCAAACAGCGGTTGGATGGTAGAGGCTGGCTCACTTGTTGGTATGACTGCCGATGATCTCGAAGAGCATGGCGCTGAGACCGGTTTGGTGCTGGAGTACGCGCGCGGTACGCAGCCTCCATTGAAGATACAGCCTAACCAAATCCCCACAGGTCTTGATCGCATCGCGCAAAAAGCAGCAGCGAACATCAAAACTATATCAGGCGTGAACGACTCTATGCTCGGCACAGACAGCGCCGAAGTATCAGGTGTTGCGATTCAAGCTAAGCAGAATCGTGGCGCGATCATGATCCAAGTGCCGCTGGATAACTTACGCAAGACCCGCCAATACTTAGCCGAACGCGT